CCTGCTTTATATACTTCTGTTGCAGCTAAAGCTACTCCTAGAGGCGGCACTACTTTACCTAGAACACTCTTTGCAAGTGATTTTGTAGCTTTTTTCTTAGCTGCTGTTTTAAAAGCTTCAGAAAGTTTAGGTGCTTTATACTTTTGATATTCACTGGCCATCTTTTTTTGATAGTCTACGCCTCTCTGCCGGGCTGCTCCTTGTCTATCTACTCTCAAACCTTTATGCCCAGTGGTTTTGCTAAGACGACCTTTCTTTTTAATTTTTTTAGCCATTATTTACTCCTTATTTTTTCTTTTTAGGTGGTTGGTAAAATATATTATCTTCGTCATAGCCTGGGAAAGAAGCAGAATCTTGTTTTGATTGTTGATACTTAGTTATATTATGGAATATATTTTTACTTCGAGGGACTTCTTTAGCAAATTTCTTTTTACAAGAGATTCTCTGTTTATTAGTTTTTGCATTTGCCATGCAGTTTATTAATTCTTTCGAAGCCATTATTTTTCTCCTTTTTTCTTCTTTTTTTTCTTTTTTGGAATTTTCCTACTAGGGACATCATAATCCACTGTTTTTCCTTGTTTCTTATAGGCTCTATATCCACCAACAGCTGCTCCAAGTAAACCTCCTATAAGTGGCTTCCCGACTCGACTACCAAGGGCTGCTCCAGCCGCAGCTCCTGTAGGTATACCGTAAGACAAAGCAGCGCTTTTTGCCTGCTTCACTCTAGCCATCTTTACCTTTTCCTTTAAGCTAGAAGTTCTACACTTTTTTGCTTCCTTATCCCAAATCTGACCTTTTTTACATTTTGCCATAATCAATCCTTATTGAGTTGTTCCCCTTATCTCTACATGGACTAAGTCGTCAAAATTGTTATCTTTAATTTCACCATCTGAATCCCAGTCACCACCCCAACGAATGTCAACTTTAAGTTGTTGTCCTATACCTCGTAGCATACCACCCATATAATGAAACCTTTCTCGGTCTTCCCAGTCTACAGGATATGGAGCAAGATCAACCGCTTTTCCATCCATATGTTTTGAATATTTGACCTTTGTAGCTCCCTTCTTAAGGAGTTCAACTTGTCGTTTTTTACTGCGTAAACCCTCAATAATAGTAACGTCCATAATTTTAATGAGTTCATTAAGGACATTTACAAGTTTGGTATCTATGCCTTTTAGACGCTCTCTAGAGCGCTTACCAAACCTAGGCATTACTTCTTAGCGCAGCTGTATTTCCTGCCTTGCCAGGTAAATCCTGTAGCTCCGCCTTTGCATTTAGCTGCGAATGTTGATTTAAAACTACCAGCAGCTTTCCCACCTTTTTTGTATGTAGGATATTTACCGCCTTTAGTCTTCTCTACACCAACATTCTTTTCTCTGTATGTTTTGGTCTTAGGTCTACCAGTTAATTGAAACTTAGATTTCTTAGGCTGTTTTGTTATTGATCCAGGAGACTCAAAACCACCCATTCCTTTCGTTTGCTTAGCAGCTTTCTTACCAGCTTTTTTACCTTTATACTTCGTATATGATTCTTTAGCCTTAGCCCGTAGACTTTGTTTCTTCTTTTTCTTTACTGCAGCTCCAGATTCAAATCCTACCATACCTTCTGTTGCCTTGGCAGCTTTCTTACCAGCTTTACGACCTTTATACAATTTATATTTTTCGCGCAGAGTCGGTTTCTTTTTCTTCTTTGGTTTAGGTTGTGATAATTTCCCTACATTTGGCATTTTCTTACCTCTTTATTATTTATGCTACGATCCAGCTCTTTGCTCTTCTTTTTTGCTTAAACCAAGTCTTCTTTTCATCATTTCTGCTTAAATCAGACGGAAATGCGTGTAAGTTTGCATAAAAAAGAGCCTCTATAGTGTCATCATGAGCCATTCTTGGTCCAAAAGTAACAATTTCGTTCACTAAATCAAACATATTTTCCCTTAAATGCACCGTTCCCATGCTAAATCTGCCTGAAAGTCCACTATATATGCGATTTATCTTCTGCCGACCGCCTGGCTTCTCTGGAATTACAGCTACATCGAACTTATTTATCCTCCTGCGTTCATCATTCAATGCTTGGAAGACACTTCTGTTCATTGCTACGTCTTCTACAGTAGATGATATGCAATGGTACTTCTGATGCATCTCTAATATATAGTCTACAACACCTTTGCGGTCTATTATCTCATTCTCAGAATTCTTAGCTCCTATTGTAGGTATACTTCTATGTCTCTCGTACTCAAGAACATAGAGATTATTATCATTATCTATTGCTATACACATTATGACAGAGAAATCAGCCTCTTTTGTATCAATATCTGTAGCAGGATCACAACCTACAAAGCAATTAACAGGGAATCTCTCTCCTTCTACAACAAGAAAGTTCTGATTCTCGTCAGCATCATAGTCATAGTAGCCTTTCCAATACTTAATATGATCTCTTGTCCACAAAGCGTCTTCAGCACTCTGTACTTCCATCATATATTCTTGGTAAAACTTGGATGCTTGGCCTGAATCTCTGTAAAATTTCTTCTTTTCCTCCAGTTTATACGTTGGGAACCAAGATGCCCACAATGGAGCTCCTGTTTCTGTATATGCTTTATGTGTTATGATCTTCCATGCAAAGTCTTCTCCATCTGATTCAGCTCTAGCATGGTTGATCAAGAGATTGTTTATAAAAGAATCATAGTGTACAGGGGTTCCATTCACTCTTAACCGACCTGTATGAGGTTCAATAGCAGGGTAGACAACAGCAGTTACAAGGTTAGCGTTCTTATCACGGGCATCTCTTGTAATAGTATTTGCCTCATGTTCAAAGTCATCAAGGATAATCAAATCATATCTCTTATGGAGCTTTGCACCGCCACGGATACCTGCTACATTAGACTTTGATATGAGTTTACAGTTGTTTGATAATTCTATATCTTCCTCTGTCCACTTATTCCCTTTCATCTTGCCAAAGTAATATAGAAACCTGTCATTATACTCAAGATGATGCTTTATATAGTCCATATTGCCTACTGACAACTTCTGAGTAGCTGATACCCAGGCATAAAAGTACATATCATCTTTAGGACAGAATACGAAATCCTTTAAGACTGATGCTTTAGTTAGTACAGTCTTACCGTGACCACGAGGGAGAATAATGGCAAGCTGCTTAACTTCCTTATTATCGATGGAATCTGCGACTTCATAGTGGAAGGGAGGGGTCTCACTACGGGTAAAGTCGTCTGGAAGAAACAGCTTGCCGAATGATATTAAATCTTTTTTTGCTAATATAAATACTTCTTCTGCTTCAGATATGTTTCTACTGTTTATGTTCATTAGGCGTATTTAACACTAATTCTTTAGGTGAATCTGGTAAAATCTGCTGCTTAGCTGCGTCTAATTGATCAGGAGAGAACCCTTGGAACATCCCAAAGACTCCTACTTCTTTCTGCTTTACTGTATTCGTAGATGTGCCTATAATCTTGCCTAGCTCTTTTGTAGACTGCAGTATTATATTATCATCTTCACTATCATCTGCTAATGTCTTCAGCCTGTTAAGTATATACCTATGATCTACTCCTAGCTCTTTAGCTACGTCTAATACAGACTTCTCTATTTCTTGCATTACTCGCTCCTGTTTTAAAAGTACTAATGCTTTCTTCCTAGCTTTGCTCTCATCAGTAACAGTTTGAAACGCATCAATGTAAGCTTTAACCGGGCCCATTCCCGAAACAACATTAGTAGCGAAGATTTTTTCATTATTCGTCACCTTCTTACGCTTCTTTACTCTCTTACTTGTGTACTTTATCTTCTTAGAAAATGTGTACCTATTAGGATGCTGGTCGAAATCAGTATCCATAAATGTCTTCTTGTTATTAACAAACGTCCCTACTATCGTTCTTACATAATTCTTTGCCCATTTGTAATTCTTCCTGTCATTAGGATGATTCAATGCTGCTACCTTCAATAACTGTACTACCCTGTCATCATCACTTAACACCCAATCACCTTCTTTACCATCCCTCCAATCATCTACTATCCTTTTATCAGTATATCTCAATCCTTCAAGATGAGCCATATGCTGCATAAACTCTTCTTTACTGTCATAAACATAATGCCTCTTACCTCTAATCTTTTTGTATTCCATGCTCACTCTCTAATTGCTCTTCACATTTAATACACTTCTTTGTTAACTGCTTAATTAAATCAGATACAGGCTTCTCTACAAAATATACACTATCATCTATCTCTAAAGGATACTCCTTGTTTACCCTCCTCGATATCATCTCAAGAATGTCCTCTTGCAACTCTAAAGGCAAATTTGCTATGAATTCTAATCCTACTCCCATTCTACCGGTTCCTGCATGTATGCTATATATATATATTATATATATATGCTATATTAGTTATAATACTATACCCCCTCCAACCTTTCTTTTCTTTATCTTACTTTCTTTTCTTTTCATAAGCAAAATTACATGAATGACCATGTTGTAGTCAACAGTAGCATCATTTTAATATGGGGTGTTTAACCGAGGTACACCGGTCTAACAGAGGGTTTCCGAAATAGGTTATTTCGTTATAATTGATTTTTAATTAGAAAGAATTTTGATTAGCTAAAGGAGTACTTAATCATGATTGATATGTCAATATTCACGATGATACCTAAGTTCGCACTGCTCAAGGAGTTTCAGCAGAGATATCCTCGGTTCGACAAGGTGATTACTATCGCCAACAACTGCAACGTAATGGCGCAGGGTGGTACAATGTTCCAAAACATGACCACTGGTGAGATGGTAGCTCAGCTGCCTGGCAAAGTCCAAGAGCAAGCAACCGCAACGGTTACTGATTCTGAAGGCAAGGTCACGGAAGCACCTATCACTGTACCAAGTGAGCAGGACTGGAAGGCATACGTGGACAGCTCCATCAAGGGCCTTAAGACTGAAGTCTATCAGACTTTCGGTCGCACCTGTGACAAGATGGTTCATCAAATGCGGGCTGACTTCAAGTCTGAGATGGCGGAGATGAAGGCCCTCATGGCCCCTAAACCTCCAGCTCGGAAGAAGCCTGGTCCAAAGCCTAAAGGTAAGTAACTAAAGAGCCCCTTCGGGGGCTCTTTTTTTTAGAAGATATTTGATTAGTATCGCCGCTAAGCTCGCAATGCAACAGCGGCATGCAATGCAACGCATATACAGGCACATTGACTCTTATCATAGTACTTGTATGATACAAACATGGTCATAACACATGCTAAACATGAAAGGAAGTGATTAACATGAGCATACACAAGATAGACGGTAAGCTATATGCAATAGTAGACTGGGACTTTGGATATGTAAAGTACTTTGGTTCACTGGCTGAATGCAGGAAGCTTCTTAAGCGTATAAAAGGAGCTACATCATGAAACATCTAATAAGGCTTGTCTTAGCTGCATTAGGCTGCACACATATAAGCTATGAAGGTAGCGCCAGTCAATGGCATTTCCATAATAGGAATGGTGTAAGAACATCTTTGTCGAATCATCGACCGCTGCACATTTACATGGTATTATGTAGGATAGCAGGCATACATTCAGTCCAATTCTATAACCGACATTATGGAGGAAGATAATGAATAATGATTGTAATTTAATCCTAATTCGAGGTGTTTCTGGAGCTGGCAAGAGTACAATTGGTGACTTAAT